GTGGCGCACGTCTTCGGTGAACGCACTCTGGCCACACTGGAGCGTCTTCTGAGCCTGCTGTCGGCCTTTGAGGTCGTGGTATGGATGACGGATGGCTGGCCGCTGTATGAATCACGCCTGAAGGGAAAGCTGCACGTTATCAGCAAGCGTTACACTCAGCGCATTGAGCGACATAATCTGAATCTGAGACAACATCTGGCAAGGCTGGGACGGAAGTCACTGTCGTTCTCAAAATCGGTGGAGCTGCATGACAAGGTCATCGGGCATTATCTGAACATAAAACACTATCAGTAAGTTGGAGTCATTACCCAAGTAAATAAAAACCCGCTCAACAGCGGGTTCGTGAAAATTATCAACGGCAGACATACAAAGCCCATCGTTGAGAAAATCTTATCCATGTTTTTTGAAAAATGCAAGCTTCATGTCGCCATCTTCGGCGAAAATCACTTATCTCGTCACCTTTCTCAATTGTGTTTCAGCATATGCTTCTTCCTGCCAGCACTTTGTTACTAGTTTATCAATTACGTCTGCATATCCTTTGTACCACTGATAATCAGTCAGGTCTGGAACCAGCTTCTGGACATGACGTCGTGCCAGTGTAGTTGGTAAACGGCTAAACCGGTTTCCATTGCAACGCCCACAAATCTTATAAACAGGCGTGCCATGAAGCCGGGTCCTTTTTTCATCCAGGACAATACCTTTACCCTTACACCCTCTGCACGCTGTGCTGACTTCTCCCTTACCATGACAATGCTGACATAGTTCCTTCACCCACTCTTCCTTGATAACAGATTCCCCGCTTCTGGAGTGTTTCACCACCTCGCGCAATACATTATGAAATCCAGTACCAGCACAATGCTCACAGCGAGCCTTACTTGCCGCAGACCTAGAATAATCAGCAAAGGCAAAATTCACAAGGTAAGGAATGATCTGTAGCCGGGTTTCTTCACTCAATTTATTCAATGTCGGGTTATCCAGTGCCATCGCGTAATTGAGCAGACCTTCAATCGCAAACTGAGGATCCTGAACACCAACTTTTGCCAGGAATAAGGCAAACCCAAGCGGTGCTTTCGACTGCACCATCCCCTGCGCAGCCATCACATCCGTAATCGTTAAACCACCAGAGCCTGTCGCCGGTGCGTCATCGCTCAGTTTTGGAGATTTCGGGGAGTAATATTTCGGTAAGGCTTCAAGGTTCATGCTCGTTCTCCACTTACGCCAGTACGCCTATTGCCAGCGCACGATCGATAAAACGAAATATCAGCTCCAGCTGGGAACCATACTTCTCTTCAAATGCCACGGTATCCGCATGCAGCTCGTCGTGATGCTTTCTGCACAAAGGCAACACAAAGAGGTCATGCGCTTTTGTACCCATTCCCCCCTGACCGTGGCCTATCAGGTGGAGGGGATCATCAGCAGGCTTTCCACAACATGCACACGGCTGTGTCTTAACCCAGCGTGTGTACTTTTCATTAACCCAGCGGCGACGTTTTGGGCGTAACATAAAAGACTCCGGCGACTCCGGATCCACTTTCAGCGCCAGCACCTTTTTCACCTTATCCTGGATGATGCTGGTGGCAGGAACCGAAGGCACAAGGTCACTTTCCCGGGTGACAGACGGCACAACAGGCTTCGGTAATCTCAGTGCCTTACGGGCTGCACTTTCCGGTAAGGCATCCGCCAGGTCATTACGAATCAGCCACCAGCACAGTTCCGGCATTGTCACAACGTGACTATCATCAAAACCGAGATCCCGACGCACAACAGACAACACCCAGCGGGCACAGTTATCCGTTGCCATTGATTCCAGCCGTTCCGTGAACTGATCGCGCAGCTGGTTATCGCAGTGCCAGCACAGACGGATTGCGCCGGCGCGTGTCGCATTGTTGTCATGTTCTCGCTGTGCCAGTCGGAATGAGGCCACTGGCAGCCTTTTTCACGAAGTAACCAGCTTTCAAGACATTCCACGCCACCAGCACGACGGATCACTGCCTCATTGCGGAACACGGCCCGAACGTCAGGATCATCCGCCAGCGGTTGTGATGCCGCCGGAACAGCACCACTGGCGAAAGATGAATAACGTTCCGGCTCAGGCTCCAGCAGGACACGCCCCTGCATAAACAGGGGCATCAGCTCTGAACTTGGTCTGAACAATACGATCCCCATACGCGGGGCAATTTCAGGGGGCAGTAGTGCTCTCACGGTCACCTCAATGAACGGTATCGAGCAGCTTTAACAGCTCAGGGAATCGGGATTCGAAGAAATGCGGCTGCGTCTCACGCGGATTTGCGGGACTGGTGATATTCTTGCCGAACATGCAGCCTTTCGCTGTCAGCGACCAGAATTTTTTGATGTTGTTAATCGCTGTACGGCTGTATCGTTCGCGCTGTTCGACGATCCCCAGCTTCGCCATCTGGTGATATGCCTGATTAGCCGTAAGGCGGATACCATACTGCTTCAGCAGTGCACTCAGTGACAGCGTGGGGCGGCTTGAGCCATCAGGCGCGTCAGCAGGAGCATCAATGGCATAGCGCGGTGCCAGATTCGGTAAGCCAACAGCCTCCTGGAGTTTCTGACAGGCTCCAAGCACTGAAGAGTTAGACAGGTTTAATTCCCGGCGCATAAAGTCCAGCAGAATCACACCAGCCTGCATCTTGTCAGCAGTCTGTCCGGATAATTTTTCCGGTGCACTGGTTACCATGTCGAAAGTACGGATCACCTTCAGATGGAATGACGGGCTGATCCACATTGCATAGGCATACACCAGTTCTTTGCAGACATACGTCCCTTGGTTATTTCCGCCACGAATAACGTTAACTGGTTCTATATTGACCGAGTTGCAAATCTGCAACTCGCTTATTAAACGTTCAGTTTGCTCATTGCGGAGCCAGAATGCAGGCTTATGCTTATCCAGAGAACCAGCAGCCCTGTGCAGATCGTTCAGGCTGTAACGCCCATAAGCATCACGACGAACTTCAATTCCATCAATAACCATCAGATTATTCATACTTCGTTTCTCCTCTTAATCAGGCTGCTGCACCCGCCGGTTTCTCGTACTTACTGATAGTGATCTCGACCTTCCCTTCCGGGATAACCGGTCCCCACTCCACCAGCATTCTTTTCACCTGACTGTCGTCTTCCCACACACCCGCGTGGGTCAGGGCGTCAAACAGCGCCTTGTTATAGTTGTTCAGATCGCGGATCCGGTTATCCGGAGGAAACAACACGATCTCCACTGAAGCAGGTGCCGACGTTGGTTTTGGCAGACGACGTAACTGCTCAACTATTGCTGCACACGCCGCGCTCTGGAATTTGCGCCCCGCTGCGCTTATCAGGCTCTTACCAGCAAACGCCCCTTTGTTGGGGTGTCGCCAGTACGTGTTCACGCTGGGCGGAAAAGGCAGTATTAGCTTCATACTTTCAGGCCCCTCTCATGTAACCAGTGGGCTGCACGCAGCTTGGCGTTTTCCTCACCGGCAAGCAGTGAGCGGATAATCCCGACCGCCTCGCTGTCGTCGTCCTTCACCGCGGTATGAAGAGTGATACCACGGGCCACACCACGCTTTATCGTGATGACGCCTTTTTTCTCCAGTGCTCTAAGATGCTCCACCGCTGCATTCACTGAACGGTATCCCAGCATGGTTGCCACCTCCTGATTGGTTGGCGGGAAGCCACGTTCTTTCTGGTAAGAAATCAGCATATCCAGCACCTGCTGCTGGCATTGAGTTAACGTCGTCATGCCGCCATCTCCCTGACAAGTTTTTCTGCCTGCTGGCGAACTTGCGCCAGAAAGGCCTCACCACATGCCTCAAGTTCATCGCGCCCGATGTAGCTGATTGCCGGTCCCTTCCAGGTCTTGTCGAAAACGGCAATAGCACCAGCGAAGAAAGCACCGGTTGGCACCTGCTTCTCGTCTTTCGGGATAAACCAGGCAGGCAGTTCAAAACCAATACGCCCGCGAATAAAAGCAATATGATCCGCATCTTCCGGCCACCACACTTCGCTGGTGGCAGCTTTGATCAGGAAAACATAGCGCCCGCCCTTATCACGCATGGCACTGGCATGTTTCATGATGTAACGCATGCCGGTGATGTATTGCCCCTCATGCTGACTGGCGCGGCTGTATGGAGGATTTCCAAAGGCAGCACCTTTAAGCTCCGCAAGACGTTCTGACCAGTCATGCGCCAGCGCGTTGTCTTCCGCCGTGTAATACGCGGCACATTTGGCGTTATCACCGTCAGTAAACAGATCCAGAACAAACGGGCCAAACAGGGTGTTAATTCCCCAGAAAATGTTGTCCGGTGTGCGCCACTGATCGCCCACTTCCTTCAGTTCATGGGCTGGTTTGTTTCGCAACTCCACCAGCGCCTGGCAATATTTATTACTCATTAAGCCCCCACGTAATTCCCTGACAGATACCACTCATCACCCGATACAGCGCGCTTGCTGCTTTTCCGTAAGCACCGCTCACGACGCGCCAGAAAATTGTTTCGTTCTGGCTGGGAGTGGCTTTCACGGAATGCCGCCATCCACACCGTTGCAGCACGACGGTATAAGCCCCTGGACTCCAGTTCTTCAGCCTGGCGGGTCAGGCACAAAATCACCCGGGGACCGTTAGTGCCGACATAGAAATTGCGCACAGGTCTGGTTTCTCGAACTGATTGTGGTCCCGGTTCCTGCGCTCTCTCAGTCAGGCGCGGGAAATGTCTGCGTGTATCTCCTTCACAACGGTGAGCCACACGCCCACTCTGACGTAACTTGCTTGCAGACTGCAGAACGCGCTGCCGTGAGTAACCTGCAAAAGCATCCGCAATGTCTCCGGAAGTACACCCCGGATGGGCTTCAATGAATTTCTGAACGTCATTCAAAAGACTCATGCTCACCCCCTGAATCCTGCCGGGATCTGGCTGTAGTCCACGTTGTCGTAACTGGCTTTGAAGTACGGGTCTTCACGTTTTTCTGTGTGCGTGCTGACGGACGGCGATAAGCGCAGGGAAAGCTCATCCCATTTTTCCCGCAACTTCGACGGGCTGAGCACGTTACGGCACCAGAACGGATCGCGGCTGACGCGGCTGTACATCTCGCAGATTTGTTTGTGAGTACGGCCATCCTGTACACACATCAGGCGAATTTCGTTTGCCCAGGCTGTCCAGTTCGGTTCTTTGGGACGAACCACCTCGCCGTCACATTCGGCAGCCTGCTCGTACAGGGCGATGATTTTTTTCCAGAGCCACTGTGCGCAGGTCAAATCATCCTGCGTCCCCCACTGGCGCTTTTTAGGGCTGAATACAACCGCATCAGGATGGCGAGTTAAAAAATCCTGTTCAGCCGTCTGCGTGTCCGGTTGCGAAGCGTCCGGACGAGAAGGTTTTTTATCTGACGGATCATGTTTTGATTTTACTGACGGATCCCCGCCAGATTCTGACGGGTGAAAACCCGCTTTTTTGTAAGCGTGCAGCAAGAACCGTATTGACGGGGATGTGTTATTCAGTCGGCAGTGCTACGCGCCAGGGGAGCAGTTCGCCGACCCGGTTTATCGGCCAGTCGGCTATGACGTCAAGTACATAGCGGAGGTAGCTTTCTGGCTCCACTCCGTTCAGTTTGCACGTCCCGATCAGGCTGTACAGCAGCGCTCCCCGCTCTCCTCCATGATCCGAACCGAAGAACAGGTAGTTTTTGCGGCCCAGACTGACCATCCGCAACGCATTTTCAGCGATGTTATTGTCCGCCTCAGCCCAGCCATCATCTGCATAGTACGTCAGCGCCGGCCACTGGTTCAGGGCGTATGCGAACGCTTTCGCCAGTTCTGAGTGTCGCGACAGGGTTTTCATCTTTTCACGCAGCCAGCTTTCCAGGGATTTCAGCAGCGGTTTCGTTTTCAACTGACGTTCGGCAAGGCGCTGCTCCGCCGTCATTCCCCTTATCTCTGCCTCGATGGCGTACAGTTCGCCGATCCGTTTCAGCGCTTCCTCCGTCAGGGCTGACGGGGTGCGAACGTGCACATCGTGGATTTTACGGCGGGCGTGAGCCCAACAGGCGGCTTCCGTTATCCGGCCATCCCGGTACAGCTCGTTGAACCCGGCGTATGCATCCGCCTGCAGTACACCACTGAACCCCGCAAGATGGGTCTGCGGATGGATGCCTTTTCTGTCCGGGCTGTAAGCGAACCACACCGCCGGCGCCAGCGTTGACCCGGCGTTACGGTCGTCACGAACGTAGGTCCATAACCGCCCGGTCTTCGTTTTCTTATTGCCTGGCAACAGCACCGGGACAGGCGTGTCATCAGCATGGAGCTTACCGTCAGTCAGCACATAGTCCTGAAGCGCTTCTTCCAGCGGTGACAGTAGCCGGCAGCATGCATCCACCCAGCCCGACAGCAGTGAACGACTCAGCTCCACGCCCTGGCGGCCGTACATTTCAGACTGGCGGTACAGCGGGGTGTGCTCTGCATACTTTGAGATCAGCACGCGGGCCAGCAGCCCCGGTCCTGCGATACCCCGCTCGATGGGCCGTGAAGGCGCGGGGGCCTGCACGATGGCATCGCACTGAGTACAGGCATGCTTTTCACGTACAGTCCGGATAACCCGGAAGACGCTGCGCATCAACTCCAGCTGTTCCGGCGGCAT